ACTTCGTAGTCAGACTCAACGGTTACACCTCTAAGTCTTGGTAATACGTAGTTTCTAGGGTTAACTGCAATAGCAGCGAATTTAGATACTGCTGGAGTAGCGAATTCGTCACATAATAGTACTCTTGAACCGAATACTTGACCAATTTCACCACTTAGTTTAGTAGCCATGTCGCCTACTAAATTAGCATCTTGGAATTCTGCATCTTCGAGTAGTTCATAGTATGTTCTCTGTGAAACAATATAAACTACGTCTGCAGGGTTTACACCATATTTACCCATGTTTTTTCTCATAGAAAGAAGATCTGTTGCAACAACTGCATCGGTAGCAAAAGCAGTAGCTGACTGTGTTAAATCACTGTCATTACGTGCTAAATGAAGAAGTCCTTCAAAAGCCGCACCACTTGTTCCGTATACACCATCAGCATCGTCACCAGCTAGGATTGCATTTTCAATACCTCTAGCGTGTGCTCTTACCATAGACTCCCTAATTAAAGGTAGAATTGGCATGATAGCATCTTCTTCAGTTTCATTACCTAAGTAAGACTGAGAAATAAGTTTTTTAGTTGAAAGAGTTCTTTCAGTCATAGTAACACCAGTGAAAGGTGCGCCGTATGTGTCGCCTCTGGTCTCTAAGTTACCATAAGGAGCTGATCCACTAGCGGCTGTACCTGAAGCGAATTCAGCGTAACCAGCATCTGGTAGAATAGGGATAATCATATTCGCAGAAGACATTGGAATTTCTCTAAATAGAGGAGCCAATACTAATTCGTTTTCGATATCTCTTTCGATGTTTGTTGAAACAACTTGTTCAAAATCTGCGGAAGAAACTTCAACACCTGAATGTTGATTTACTTTTTCCATTAAAGATTTTGCCATTGGAGTATCCCATCCGCGTCCTGTTGCAAGACCTGCGAATTTTGCGTCTGCAATATCGCTTTCGAATGATTTTTTCCAATCGGTGTTGTTACCTTGTCTATCAGCAAAGTGTCTTTTTGAATCACGAATATTCATGATTTCTTCAGACTTCTCTGCTAGTTGAGCTTCTAGTGATTTGACAACAGTCTCTAAATTAGAGTGGTTCTCATTCACACGTTTCTCAACGTCAGACATTAGCCTTTCGGCTCCTGTTAATCCAGCTTGGATTACAGTTTTATGTTCTTCCTGTTTTGCTTCCTCGGAGGCTTTTTGAACTTCAGCATCAGTAGTAGCTTTTTGAGCAGCTTCTTCTGCAGCCTTCTGTTCAGCAGCTTTAAGTTCAGCTTGTTTCATTGCATACTGTGCAACTGCTTTTTCAGCAGCTTCAGCGGCAAACGACTCAAGATTAAACTCGGGGTTGCTTTCAGGAGAATTATTTTCTTTTGACATTTTTGTCTCCATTGTGGCTTTCGCCGTACTTGGCTGCTCAATTTCAACAGCATCTGCTGAATCGTCTGAGTTAGCCTTATAAAAAGTTTGCTTATACTTGGTGTAGTCTTCCATACTATCGAATGACTTGCTTAGTCCAAAGGTTGCCCCTTGGTTGCATGGCACAGATACTACAGAAACTTCGAAAAGTTCAGCGTCCTTTATTTTATATCCATCGGTTTCAGTCATATAATCAGCGTCCTTGACTTTGAAACCGACAGAAAAAGCTCCAAGGACACCGTCTTTAATAAGTTGAGTTACATTATCGCCTGCACCCTTCGAAATCTTTGCAGAAATCTCGAGTCCATTCTCAGTAACTTGTAAATCTTTTGCACGACCAATCGGTTTGTCGTAGTTATGGTTGAACAGAATAATTGGATTACCTTTATAGTTTTCCAATCCACCTTTTGTCCAAGCATCGGCTTCAATTATATCTCCAGCTCTATCAAGTCCATTAGTACTTGCTGATCCTTTAATATCGACGCCGCCGTCTTCTGTTTCGCCTAGCGCCTTAAAAGTGCTAGTCCAGTGAAAAATCTTTTCCATTGTTATTTCTCCGCTTTTTTCTTAGCCTTCGGGGCTGGTGCGGGCGCAGGGGTTGGAGCTTTAACAGCTACAACTACTGGATGTCTTTTCTTCATGGCTGATAAAACTCTGCTCCAAGATCCAAATGCTCGTCTAAGCATATAGTCTTTTACTGGTACATCATTACCATGACTTTTGTAGGTTGTCAAATCCATAGTTTCAACTCCTTGCTCTGCAAGAAAGTTGGATAATGTTTTTGCCATCATATCTTTTGTCATATTATTCCTCTTCGCCTGGGGCAGCCTCTTGAGGTCTACCTCCTTCTTCCGGGTTTACTGCTGAGCCTGCTATATTTGCTGGTACTCTAGGTGAATCAAATCCATCTACTGGATCTTTGCCTAAAGCTTCTCTTGCTTCATTTGGGGACATAATCCCTGTATTTACAAGAGTAGCATAATATGCTGCTTGATCTCTTAGTTCTGGTTGTAAAGCAGGAATCCCTGTTACATCTTCAGATACTGCAAAACCAAAGTATCGCTCTAACGCATACCCTAATTTTCTTACGATTGGTAAAACTGTTTCTAAATAGTAAAGCCTATGATTAGGTCTTATATTAGCATTATTACCGCCATCTAGTAAAATGGGTGGTATTCCCATTGCTTCTAGTATAATTTTTTCGTTTGACTTAATTCCTTCTTGGAAGTCTAAATCTTTAAAACTTATTTCTGTTAAATTCTCAACCTCTAGTCCGCCATCTAAAAATAGTGGGCGACGACCGCCAGATTGTGGGTTATATCTTGCAACCCATGCTTGTAACATTCTTTCTTTTATTTTTTCTGAAAGTGTGTTTGGTGATTTTAGTACAAGTCCTGGAACTGCTCCATTCTTGAAGAAGTTATCCTGGAAGGTTCTCATACTTGATAAAAGTTGCATAGTTCTAAATGCAGGTTTTAATCTTGGTACACCTCTATAAATTGATCTAAAACTGTTTTCTTTTATATGTATAATCTCATTGGGACTATAATCTAAACTGTTTTCGTATGTATATTTTGCAACAAAAGTATTTGGATCTGTTTCTATTCTTACTTTGTCTGCTGGTAAGTGATATAAATGTGCTCCGTCAAAATAAATAAAGATATTACCATCAATCATTAAATCAATAATAAGATTTCTCTTAAAAGTATTAATATCCTGAAAAGGATTTGGCTCTCTATTAATTAAAAGATCAACTTTTGATCTTCTTATATTTTTTACAATATTGTTTGTATTTGGTGATTGATTACCGATTGTATATGGTATGTCTGCGACATCATCAACAATCATATTTACTGATCTATTTACAATTTCTAACTGCTCATATGCATTTTGGTAATTAGTAATAACTTCACGTGAGTCTACAGTCATTCCTTCATTTCTAGAAATAACATATTGGGCAGGGTTCAGTTTTTCCTGAGTATCTGAATTTCTACCTAATAATCTATCGTACCATGCCATGTTGTTTGTCTCTTTGAATCTCGACCCATTTGTTTTGTTTCTCTGCAGTAATCAGTCTGGGTCGTTTACCATAAATTGAATGTAGTCTAAGATGATGCTTATGACAGAGAGTTACAGTATAATCGTATACTTTCTCATAGTTCTCATCAATAAAGGTTTGCCGAAGTGCTAGTATGTCTTGTTCGTTCTCTATAGTAATCTTTTTGTTTTTTAACCAAGTTTCTAGTAGTTCGGTCAATCCGTAATAGTGATGAAAGTCTAGATGATCTGTGTCGCCACAGATATAACAATTGTCTGATTTCTTATACTGTGATTTAGCCTTGTCTCTCACATATTTAACTAAATCTCTTTTTAATTTCATATTTCTACTCTTAATTAGAATTATACCAAAAACTTACATCAAATGTCAAGAACTGTTTTTGACAGGTCTTATTAGAATGTAGTGTGATTGGTTTCAAATGAATAGAGTGCGTATCGTAAAGCATCAGCCATATGAGATGCCATGTCATGTTTTGGCTTTTCTCTCATTAAATTAGGATTGGGATCCCATTGATACTGATCTAAACACATTTGGCTTTCTTTGCATTTCTGATCTACCATTAGTTTGTCGTTATCCACTATGCCAGCTACATGCCCTATTCCGTCTAGTACCGATTTCTTTGCATTAATAGTGCTAATATCATAATTTTGTGCAAGATCATATCGGGTTTGTTGAGCAGCAGAGTCAATATAGATATAATCAATACCCCATCTTTCTATTAGTTTTCGTATTTCTACTGCGTGTTGTTCTGTTGTTCTTTCTGAGTTATAGTATTCGTCTAGTAAATGATATGTTAAAGTATCCCAGTCGAAGCCTAATACGCAAAAAGCTGTGGGATCTTTGTACCCAACATCCATTCCGGCAAATACATCCATTTGGCTAGTATCAAGTTGTGAGAAATCTCCAGTGCATTTTTCATGGTTAAATTTCCAGATTTGTCCTTCAAATACATTAAAATCTGCCATGTACTCTTGGTTAAATTCAGCCTCAGACATCGTTTTTCTAGCTTCTATAATATCTACTTCAGAAACTCGAGGATTTTCGTGGTAAGTTGCCTTAACTGAACACCACTCTGGAAATTCTTCTGAGTATCCACGATAGTAAAACTCTGCAAAGTAGTTATTACGCCCACGAGGGGTTGAAATAAAAATTGCTTTTGAGTTCTCTTTATCTAGTGTTGGTCTAAGTGCAACATTGAAAGCATCTCGTCCATCTGTTAGGGCTGCTTCATCAAATATAATAAGATCGTATGATCTACCAACAACTGAGTCTACTTGATTGATTGAACCCATTCTAATAGTAGAGCCATTGGATAGTTCTATAACTTTGTCTTTTGCATTATCACGTGTTACCTCTAAATCAAAATGCTTGATGAGATTTCTCTGTA